CGTAATCTGGAACATGGTCGGCGCTCAAGATGATGCAGCCGAGAGTTCGGGGAACCTGACCGACAAGCTGAAAGCGCTGCGTGAAAGTATTGAGGCTGTACGCGCTGCGGATTCACTGGCTGGCGTCAACATGGCAAAAGAGTTCGGCGACATGGCCGCTCAAGCCGAAACGATTTACGCGATCAATCGCAAGATCGCACAAATCCGGGCAAGCGCCGCACTAGATACTGCGGCGCGTGGCGTTGCGAATGAATTGGGCGTTGCTGGTGTGTTCGGGTTCACACCTGACGAGGTGCGAGAACTTGACCAGACTATCGCGGATATTTCTTCGCGTATGGACGAACTGAACCAACCGTCAAACATGACGGATTCGCAATTCGCTGCGGCAAACCGTGAATTGGGTGAGCTGACTTCGAGGCTTTCCGATTTGCAAGATGTCCGGTCGAATATCAGCGATCTTGGCGATGCGTTGGGTCTGACTGCCATAGAGGCGAATGAGGTCGTGGCACAGTTCGCCGCCATCGGGCAAGCCAAAGGGCCGGAAGAGCAGGCCGAGGCAATGGCAACGCTGGCTGATTACATCAACGGTGCGACCAAGAACCTTGAAGAGGCGACGGACGAAGGCAAAGAGTTTTACGACCAGCTTCTCGAGGCAACAATTCAGGCGCTGAACCTCGCCAAGATCGACATTGCAGCCAATATCGCCAGCGGTGCAGACGAGGCGGCGCGGCTGGCCGAAAACCTTGGGGTTTCATTGGAAACGGCGCGACTTATCGCGGCCTCACAGGCGCAGGAAAAATCCAACCTTGCCGCCCAATACGAGCAATACGGCCAAGGGCGCGTTGCTGGCGAAACCCTGATCCGCGAAAACTCTGCGCTGTATGGCGGTGATGGCAACGTGCTGCCAGAGCCGAAGGTGCGCCGCCCACGCGGGCGTTCGGGTTCGGGGCGCAAGGGCGGGCGCGAACAAGAGCCGCTGTTCAATATCTCGGAAGAGGCGCTGCAAAACCTTCACCGACAAGTCGAAATGCTGGGCAAATCCAAGGGCGAGGTCGCGGCGCTGACCGTCAAGCACAAGCTGCTAGACGAGGCGAAAAAGCGCGGCCTTGATATCACCGAAGAACTGACCGCGAAGATTGACGAGGAGGCGGGCGCGGTTGGAAAGCTGGCCGAGGAATACGACCTTGCACGCGACAAGATCGCCGCAATGGAGAAAATCCAAGGCGAGTTTAAGGATAGCGTGATTGACGCGGCTATGGGTGGCGTTGACGCAATGGACGCCTTCACAAACAGCATCAAGCGGGCGGCTCTGGAATATCTACTGTTCGGTGAGGGTATGTTTGCGGGCGGCGGCAGTAAGTCGGGCGGCGGCTTCGGCGGTCTGCTTGGCGGCGTCTTCGCTGGCATGTTTGACAAGGGCGGCAAAATCCCGTCCGGCAAGGTCGGCATTGCGGGCGAAAACGGCCCTGAGTTCGTGCGCGGCCCCGCTATGGTCACATCGACCAGAGCAACGGCGGCGGCGATGCAGGGCGGCGGCGGTCAAATGGACGTGCGCGTGTACGTCGATGATGACGGCAACTGGAAAGCCAAGGTTGAGCAAATCAGCGGCGGCGTGGTGCAAAACGCGGCTCCGGGCATTGTCGGGCAGTCGGTTAACGCTTCTCAGCGATCCTTCAAGAACAGCAAATTGGGGTGGTCACCATAATGACAGACGTTATCGCATGGCCCCCCTTCCAGCTTACCGGATGGGAGTTGGCCGAGGTCTACCCGCAATCGCGCTCAGTCGGGCTGATTGAGGGCAGACCGCGCACATCATCGGCGCAGCGGGCGCGGCGCGTGGCGACGGCGAATATTACGGGCATTGGCACGGATCAGGCGGGCGCGGGCTACGTTCGGATGCTCAACCGGATGTGGGCGGGTAAGCCTAACCTCGTGCGCGTCAAGTGCCTTTCATCGCTCTGGTATCTCGCGGGCGGAGCTCTGAACCTGCGAAACAACGTGCTGGAATGGACCGACGACGGAACAGACCTGCTGTGGACGGCGGGCGGCGTGGATCTGCTGTGGGGCGACGGGGCATATGCGCTGCAAGGCGAACCCGCAACGGATGGGCCTTGGCATAGCCTGACCGTCTCCGGCCTGCCTCCCTCGCGTATCCTGGCGCGGCCCTCTGAGGTGATCAGCGTGACCGATGGCGACACCAAGGAAAGCGCGTATGTCCTCACGGTTGCGCGGTCGGATGCGTCCGGCGTGGCGACGATCCGCACAGACAAGCCCGAAGCATTCACCCTGACGGGGCTGGTCAGCATCGGGCAGCGCGAGAATATCGTGTTCGAGGCATTGGGCGTTCCCCGTTCGGTGCAGGGCGTAACAGGCACCTTTGGCTATCAGTGGGACTTCCGCGAGGTGTTCGAAGACGAATACAACGACGGCTGGACGGAGGTGAACCCGTGGGGCTAACACGCGGCGCATCAACGGGGCTAATTGACGACCTCAAGGGCCACTTCCACCCCGTGCTGCTGACCTATGCCGATTGGCCGGGCGAGGAAATCCGACTGCACACGGGCGCGGGGAACCTGTCATGGGATGGGGAAACGTGGATGGGCGCGGGCAAGCTTGTGCAATTCACGGCCCCGATGGAGCAAGGCGGGCTGGCAACGTCTGAGGCGACGGTGCGGGTCGCGGCGCATGTGGAAGACATGCTGGCAGAACGCGGCAAGATCATCCGCAACCGTGATTTAACCGTCTGGTTTGCGACCACAACGACAGCGGGCGGCAATGTGCTGGCGACGGACCCCGTGGAACTATTCACAGGCTACTTTGATAGCCGCACAGGGGCGCTCTCACGCTCAGACGTTGGCTTGGATCATGATATGGTGCTGAGGCTAGGCATTGGCCCCTCTGCGCGTTCGTCTGCGTCGATCACGCACAGCTACGAAGACCAGATCGCCAAATACCCCGGCGATACGGCGGGGCGGCACGTCCAGAACGCCAACAAGCTACGGTTCAACCCTCAACAGTGGCCCGAATAACAGAACGGGCGGCGTTCAACGCTGCCTTTGATAACCTGCGCGATCCGTTCGCGTGGGGCCTTCGGCGCGACTGTACGGCGGCTTGTGTGGGCTTCGAGGCATTGCACGGCGCTGACCCCCTTGAGGGATGCCGAGACGACTACAGCACCGCCATAGGCGCGGCGCGGATACTCAAGCGGGCAGGCGGCTACCTCGCATGGTGCGGGGCGACGTTTGGCCTACCGCACACCACCACACCCAAGGCGGGCGACCTAGCCCTGATCGCAAGCACTGACACGTTCGGCGCGGCCTTGGCGATCTGCATTCAATCCGGCGAATACGCCGCGAAGACGGAGGCCGGAATGGCAATAGTGAAGGCCGATATTCTGGGGGCGTGGACATGCCGTTTCTAGCGCCTATCATCGGTGCCATTGGCGGGGCAATCACCAGCGCGGCAACCGCTCTTGGCTTCGGCGCGGCGGCGGCAGGGGCGATCAGCTCTGCCGTGGTGCAATTCGGCGTTTCGTTCCTGGTCAATACAGCCTTTTCTGCCATCTTTGCAAAGAAGCCGAAAGTGCAGGACGTTGCGCGGGATCTGGCGCAGCCGACAACATCCCCCGCCTATCGTTTCCCCTATGGGGAGTGCCGCGCTACAGGCACACCAGTTGGGACACCCGTGAAGGGCAAGAAAATCTACGGCGCGTGGCTGCTTAGCTCGCGGCCATCGGACCTATCAACCTTCACGCTGTACCTTGATAAGCGCGAAGTGGTCCTGACCGGCGATGCGTTCGATCTGGACGGCCCCGGCGCGACGGCTACGGAAGACCCGTTTAGCGGCCATGTCACCGTCTGGGTAAGTCGTGGCGACCACACCGCACCGCCTACCGAGTTCACCGACGACGCGGCCTATGTCGAGGGTTCGGCAGATCACCTGTGGAAGACTACCGACGCTTGGAAGGGCCGCACGATGATCTGGCTCAAGCTGGATGCGGGCGACAGCGGCAAGCGGCAGGAGCGCTGGCCGTCTACGCCTCCATTGGTCGAGGTTGAGGGACGGTGGTCACTGGTCGAAGACCCGCGCACGGGCATCACCGCTTGGAGCGACAACCACGCGCTTTGTGTTCGTGACGCGCTGATGAATAACCCGATCCGAGGCTACCGCGCAGAACAGCTTCACAGCAGCTTTGACGAGGACGGCCCGAACGCCTGTGACGAGGTGGTGACGCTGAACTCCGGCGGCAGCGAAAAGCGCTATATCTGCGGCGGCACGCTGGTTTTCAACGAAGGTGAGATTGAAGACCAGCTTAACCCGATGATGATATCGGGCGCGGCTGACTTTATCCGCGTTGGTGGGAAACTGGGCTATGCGGCGGGCGTCTACCGTGAGCCTACCGAAACACTGACCTACCTTCTGGGCGAGGGGTTCGAGTTTCCCGACATGCTGCCGGGGGCTGAACTGGTGAACCAACTGCGCGTCAGCTACCTTTCGGCAGCGCGGGGGTACGAGACTGCGGATCTGACCCCCTGGGATATTCCAGGTGCTCTGGCTGCTGACGGCGGGGTGCCTGCGGTCAAGACGGTCGATCTGCCGTTCTGCCCTTCACCAACGCAGGCAATGCGGGTGCGCAAAATCACCGGACTACGCCAGCGCAGACAAGAGCGCATACAGGGCGGCACGCTGCCCCCAGAGGCGTTTAACCTTGTGGGCGGGGCAACGGTCACTATTGCGCTGCCATCGCCCTACGACGCGCTTGACGGCGTGTACGAGATTGAAGGCATTCACCCCGGCTTAGACCCGATTGGGGAAAGCGGGGAAGTCGCCATGCGCTTGCCTGCGTCCTTGGTCAAGCATGACGCGGCTATCTATGATTGGGTGCCAGCCGACGACGAAGAAGAAGTTTTTGACGAGGAATACGACGACGAGCGGACAGGCACGGCAGACCCCGGCGCGTTGAGCGTCACAACGGGCGACGCGGTGAACCTGAACACGGGCGGCACCATTATCCCCCGCATCCGGTTTGCGTTCGATCCGTCAACGTCAGGCGTCACGGGCTACGAGTGGGAATATAAGTCAAACGCTGGGATCGGCGAGCTTCTCGGCAAGTACGAGACAGGCGGCGTGATCGGCCACGATGTCCGCGACGGTTCCGGCAAGGTGTTTGGTCACCTCTCAGGATCGCCCAATTTGTTCTACGATATCCGCGTCCGCGCTGTCGGCCCTAACGGGAACTCCGATTGGGTCGAGATTGAAGACGTGAAGCCTGTTGTAGATATCGAAATTGATATCCCGATTGAAGGCACAGCGGTTGGCGGTGCAGGCGAAATCACAGTCAGCTTCCGGACGCCAAACGATCCCGACTTCCGCGCCGTCGAAATCTACGGCAGCGACACAGACGACAGCGGCGCGGCCAGCCTGATCGGCACTGCCATCTACACCAGCCAAAACACAATCGTGAGCATTAACGAGGGCAGCTTAGGCACCTCGGTAACCCGCTATTACTTCGCCCGCTCTCGCGGCGAATACGCCAGCGCATCGGCATTTACAGCCAGCGTTTCAGCCACAACAGACGCATAAGGATTAACCGCATGGCTTATACTATGCCAACTACCGGAACCGACCCCAAGACAACCACAAAGAAGGCGCTTGAGGCGCTGATTGACTCTGCGATTGCTGCGGTATCTTCGGCGGCTATCAACGGCTTTATATATGCAACCGATACGACAGAAGGACTTGCGCGGACCAGCGATGGCGAGGGCTTTTTTACCGCGTCGGATTTGCAACTGATCTTCTGGCTGAACGATGGCGGGGATGCAACGCAGTTGTCCGAAATTGGGACGCCCCTTACACAGGTTCAGGTTGATGAACTGCAGGCGAACTATGCGACGATTGCGGCGGCGGCGACTCTAGCGGCCGAGGACGCCGCGCAAACTGCGCTGGACCGTGTGGCAACGGGAGAGGATGTTGTAGCTGCGGGGTTGGCCCGTGACGCGGCAGAGGACGCTGTGCAATACGATTACCTTGTGGCCGACGATGCGGCGCGCGGCACCATCACGGGCATGGTATCGGGTGAACGTGCCTACATCCGCTCTACCGAACACGTCTGGCTCTACAACGGTTCCGCGTGGGTAGATCAGGGATTGTCTGTCACTTCGGCCAAAGCCGACAAAACCTATGTGGACGGGAAGTTCGCAGAGGTAGACCAGTATAGTGTTGACATCACCAACCTGTATAACGGCTCCACGCGCGACGGGTACTACATCAACACCAGCAACGGCGGGATCCAAGCTGCGGCGGGCTGGGGAGTGTCGCAGTTCATCCCTGTTGTTGCAGGTAAAAAATACACTCTGAATCCCTCAAGCAGTCGCCAGCCGGAAATTGGTTTTTACTCAGCGGCGTCTGACGGCGCAGCCATTTCGTTCTCCAACGCGACTAATGGAGAAGTCACAGTAACCGCGCCCGCGACCGCGAAATACCTTGTTTTCACGGCCTATTCTCCGAGCAAGCCTGAACCTGCGGAAATTATGCTGAACGAGGGTCCGGTAGCGTTTCCATTTCAAGACTACACCGGCGAGCCTGACCGCTACATTGATCCGGCGCGGGTTGGCACTGTTTCTGAAACTGGCCCGTTTACCATCGAAGATCGGTTGGGACTTGCGGAAGCGAACTACGTCGATGTGTCTAACCAGTTTGACATAAGCCTTAAGCGTCCGGGGTTTTACGTCAGCACTAACGGGCAAATTCGGACGGCGGCGGGATGGGCTTGCACAAACTTCATTGAAGTTTCTCCAGGCGACGTTTTCACGATTAGCGCGGCTGGCGGGCGACAGCCAGAGGTTGGGTTCTTCTCGTCTGAAAGTGACACTGCGCACATCGGGGCCAACACGGGCGGGGGCCTCACCCCCAAGACCGTCACCATTCCTGATGGCGCATACTTTATGGCGTTTAACGTGGCATCCACGTCCTACCCAGAACCCGACGACATTATGCTCAGTGTAGGTCACACGGCGAGGCCTTATCAGGCGTTCACAGGCCAGCCTGACTACTGGTTGAACGGTGAGCGGGTGGTCACGTCTGGCCCTGTCGCGTCAGGATCCGCGAAGCTGGTACTTAACGGCGCTGGCACCGCGTATGTGGAAAGCGCTAACTCCGGCGATCTGATCCGAAACGAGTTCATTCCGTTCCCTGTTTACACACTGACGACATACCCATGCCGCCTGAACATTCGGGGCACCTTCCTTAACGGCGTATCCGTTCGTGACGGAGCAGACGACATTGCGCCGGATCATGCGCTAGATGCGACCATCGGCGGCAATCACGGCTATGTTGTGGGCGTGGCAACTGTGGACAGTCATACTTTGGCTGAGGCGGATCAAGGTTCTATCTGGTCGCTCAGTGGTGGGGAGGTTGTCCTCGTCGAAGTTCAGGATGCAAACACGCTCATCCTCGCACACCGGACAATCAACACGGCTCCCGGCACAGGTACTTACACCCACGTAAGCGGTGCGACGAACACTGCGGACTTCACCGTGACTGCGGTTACTCAGACGCAATTTTATCGCCCTGATGCCAACTACCAAATATCGAGGTCCGTCGATGGTGAGGGAGTAACCGCTACCTCAGGGACGTGGCTCTACGACGATAACGTGACGATCTCAGAAACCTGCGATATGTTGGCGCGTTCCGAGATCATCAACTGGTGGATCGCCAACGGCGGCGTGTTAGGCGGGCTGGCACCATCCGGCGACCCGTCTTACACAATGACTACGACCTATCGCTGGGACCGTGACGGGCAAATGACGGTTACGCGCGATTGGCTCATCTTGAAGGCCACCCCCGTGTCCGATTTCATGGGTATTCAAGTCATGCGGGCAGGTAACCCCCTGAGCTTCTACGTTCCTGGCGCGTTGCCTATGACGTACCAAGGCAGCACGATTGACCTGTCCCGCATTGAGCCTGCGACCGTTGCTACAGGCGGGACACTTTACCTCACGGCCGCGGAGTTGCAGGCCGATGGGGAGTATGCGCACCGATGCTTGTCGCTCTGGTCTGACAAAGCGTTTGCCGCAGGTTTCCTGCCCGTAGGCGATGCCGCCTATGATGTACGCCGTGATCGTGTGAGTGCCCTAGCCTTTGAACTTTTCGGCTCCAGCGGCAAACAGTATTTCCGCGCAATGGACAAGGGCGATCATATCGCGCAGCCCGGGGATTATTACACCGTCACGGCGTATCGCCATGTCTGCCCGAGCAGTGCCGAGCGTACCGCTTTCTATATTGTGCGCACAGCGACAACGGCGTTTGTGCTTGTCGATTGGCACGACGTTACAAAGCTGGACCGTCTGTCCATCCCAACGGACTTGCAGGGCCGCGAGTTCACAGTGCTGGATAGCCGAAACGTGTCGCTTAAAGGTGGGACAATGCCAGCCAGCTTGCCCGCTTACGTGAGCGCCAGCGAAGACTACGGCTATGCTGTCATCAAGGTTCTCTAAAGCAAAGGATCCTTCGGCCTATATACGACATGCGAGGTTCGAAATGAACACAATCCGCCTCAACATCATGGAGCAGGGCAGGGCAACCGAATGGTTGTGCAGTCTTGTCCTGCTGTTCTTTGCAATCTGTCTGGCGTTGCCGGGCAACACGCTGACGTCATCGAGCGGGTTTCGGGCGTTCCTGTCGATGGGGTTAGATGAGGCCTCAATCGCTACCCCGATGGTGCTGATTGCAGCACTGCGTCTCTCGGCGCTGCATATCAACGGCAACTGGCACCGGTCGCCTTATCTGCGCATGGCTGGCGCGATGTTTGGGTCGGCGATCTTCTCTACGCTGGCGATGGCGTTCTTCTGGCCGACCCTCGTCTACGGGGCAGCGCTTTCCTCCGGTGTGTTCACCTATCTTCTACTCGCCCTGTTCGATGGGCTCTCTGCGTATAGGAGCGGTGCAGATGCCAGAATGGTTCAGTGCGTTTTTAAAGAGCATCGATAAGGAGGTGATGACCCTGCTGGCTGTTGGCGTGGCGACGTTCCTGTCGACCTGCGTGATGGCCATGAGGGGATACAAGCGTGGCAAGCCGTCGAGTGCTGCGACAGCGCAGGCGATTGCGCAGATAAGCTGCGGTGCACCTCAACTGCAGGGAAAGATCGAGCACATCTCGCAAGTTCAGCTCGAAGAAATCCTGCATCTGCGCGACATCGACGCAAAGCTCGATCGCGTCGCGGAGCAAGTGACCAGGATCGAAGACCGCACGCGCAACCGCTGACCAACCCGACAATTTAAACCTCAACGGATCGCCTCGGCGGTCCTTTTTGCATTGGAGAGATGAAATGGATTTCATGCAGCAGCTGTTGGCCGCGCATCAGGGCCGTCTGGCTGACCTCGGCTGGTACAAGGGGCTGATCGACGGGCTGGACGGGCCCATGACGCAGACCGCCTTCACGCGATTCAAGGAGGCGCATGGCTACCGCGCGCGGCCCTTCCCCGGACCATTGACGATGGAAGTGCTGTGGGGGGCAGGGGCCAAGGCCGCGCCGATGCCCGTAGCAATTGGGAATGAACCGCCTTGGCTGACCGAAGCACGCAACCTGCTGGGCACCCGCGAGAAGCCCGGATCCGCCAGCAATCCGGCCATCATGGAATGGGCCCGCAATCTCGACCAGTGGTATCCCGGCGATGACGTGCCCTGGTGCGGCCTGTTCGTGGCGCATTGCATGGCTGTCGGTGCACCCGAGGAGCCGCAGGCCTTCAACCGGCTGGGCGCGCGCCAGTGGCTGGAATACGG